TGTGAATTGTGTGCTCTTTTTTCGTACATTCAAAAAGCCCTTTAATATCAACACTTTAAGGGGCTTTTGTTTGTCTTGTGTAAGAAAAAGGGGCAGTCGAGGGGCAGAATTTAAAATTTTATCTTGTCTAACTTGCTAGATATGTCTGATACCATTTTTTGAGTGACATGGGAATAAATCTCTAGTGTGGTCTTTGAGTCGCTATGTCCTACTCTATCCATGATAGCAGTCAAGGGGATACCTAATTCAGCAAGTAGAGGGATATATGGGAGTGTCTGAACATGTGTGTAGTGATGTTCTTATCTATGCCGATTTTCTGTCCGTGTCTTTTCAAGGCTGCAATCACCCGGACATTTGTTATCGGCTCTCCTAGAGTGTTGATGAAAATAAAATCTGTGTCAAATCCATTTGTCGTATTCTCTATTATCTGCTCTTTGATAATGTCTAACACTTTTTGAGGTGCTGTTATAACCCTATCAGATTTGACTGTCTTTGGTGTAGTTCTCTCTTTTTGTCTGAAATCGTATGTATGTTTGATGTGAATGGTCTTTTTAGAAAAATCTATATCCTCCTTGTAATTTAAGGCAGCAAGCTCTCCATACCGCATGCCGGTAAGAAAAAGAACTTTAGCTATTCGGATATACTTTGTGATTCGATAATCACAAAGGGCCTCTTCTTTTAAGTTTTGGATGAATAACTTAAACTCTTTCTGATCTAAGTATTTTGTATTTTTCTTTCTGAGATCGTCAGTTGTAATTACCTTTCTAGGCATTTCAACAAATAGCATTTCATTTGTATCGATGTAATTCATTCTGACAGCGAATTTCATTATCTGATTAAGCTTGAACTTGATTTTAGAAACATAGTTATGAGACCTTCCATCTTGTAATAGCTGATCTATCACTTTTTGTAATAATCGTCTATCAATGTTTCTGACTAAATAGTCGCCCTCTATCTGCTTTAAAATCTCTTTTTTTACATTTTTTGAAGCATAGACTGTTGAATTTTTAACACCATGTTTCCAATTTTCCTCAAATTCCTCATATAGTTTTTCAAAAGTTATATTAGAAACAGAATGTTGTTTTTCCCCTAATTTTTGATTTATCTTCTCTTGCAACAAGATGGCAGCTTGATTTCTTGCTTGAGGAGTTTTCTTTTCCATGGTTACTGAAACTTTTTTTAATTTCTCAGTATATGGATCTTTGTATCGCTCAAAAAATTTATATTTGCCGTTTGGCAATTCTTCCATCCACATTGATTTTAACCTCACTTTTTGGTAAAATGGGTATAAGAAAATGACCTTTTTAATGGTTATTTCCTATACATGGTTTCCTCACACTCAACGTTTGGCGATAGCGAGTGTGGGGATTTTTTTTATGAATTATGGACGATAACATCCAAGGCTCCCATGATTCGTTGAGCGTTCTCGACGGCTTCTTTATATTCTTTTGATGTGTTCTTTACCGGCTTTCTAATCAAGTCAATAAATACGACTGGTTTGGTGAAGTCATTTGAGGTTACACGGACTGTCATGTTTAAAATTTTAGAGGTTGATTTTCTTTTTGCAACAATACCGCCTGCAACAGCACCAATTGCACCAAACATAGCGCCTGCAATCAATGCTTGGCCAACTCCTCCAGAAACAACCGTTTGATTATTGATAATCAATTCATAGGATACTAAATCCTCAAACGAATACCAATCTGTGTCATTCTTATCTTTCTTGATCAAGGATGGTATCAAAGACAATCCCATCGTCCCCATGGCAAGACCTACTTTCGCTGTTCCTTTAATTGCCCCTCCGACCAATCCAGAAGATCCTTTTGCTTTTTGAGCTCCATGAATACGATAGGTACGATTATATCTATCGATCTCAAGTGGTCCGACTTTGTCCGTTTTTCTGCTTCGTGGAGCAGGAGATGGAGAAGCCGTTTTATTGACTGGCTGAGCTTGTTCGGTTGGTTCTTGGTTAGCAATATAATAACCGCAGTTAGGACAAAATTTGTACCCCTCTACTGGATTGCCACATTCGGGACAGAATTTCATAATAACCTCCAAAATAATAACTATTTAAAAATCTTTTATACTCTTTTTTTACCCATAGCTGACGAGGTTAGGTTTTTTTATTTTTCTCAATACCTCGCCACAATGCACTAGCTATCACATCTGCTTTTAACATTACACGTCAATATCATAATATTGTTGTAAGATATTGTTCCCTTGTTTGTATTTTGTAACTAGGTCAATAGCTACTCGTCGTTGCTGTTGATCGTCCAATAAATATTCACCATAACTCAATATTTGATAATGAACAAAATCAACTAATCGATTGAAAAGGGCATTATCGCTGATTGTATTTGCTTGTTTAATTTGCTCGTACGTGTGCTTGTTTTTGAGGTGCCAGACCATGCGCTAATTATTGATGTAAAAGAGAGAAGCCATGGTGTTAGCTTCTATCTCTAGCGGATTGTTCTGATAGTTGTTAGCGCAAGCGAGGGCGACCTCATCAGAATGACCTGTGCTAAAATGGGCTGCAATGTGGGCTAATTCATGCAAAATGGTAAAGATAACCCGTCTTTTAATATGTGTTTGATTGATATAAACAAGGTACTTTTCTTTTTCTTTGCTATAAATGGTAAAACCGTCATTGTGCTTACAGATGATATCATCCAAGTAAGTGACATCTGGATTATTGACAAGTCCTCGATATTTAATGTACTCAGAACCAAGTAGACCGGCTGAAGGAAGCATAGGAAACGGGTCTTTTTCAAAAAAGATAAAATGAAGGTTGTAAGTCTGTTCAAAGTAACGGATGATGTGCTGAAAAGTAACTTGTTCAAGTGGAATATTATTCTGTCGAGACACTGTTTCGATCACCGGGACAGCGTAATCCCAGTGTCGGATGTACTGTCTACGTGAAATAATTTCTCTAGCCATAATTACCTCCACTTACTGTCATCGTCCATCAGGGTTTTAGCAGTTACCATCAAGCTTTCAATCGCCTTGTTAAAACGAGCCTTTTCTTCCTCGGTCATGTTCTGGGTCTGATTTCTGAACGCTGCGACTAATTCAGTCTCAGCTGGACCAAGATACGCATTTGTCTTGTCATCGCTCGCTATTGTTGGTTTATCCGTGCGACCAAGCAAATAGTCCGTAGAGACGTTGAAATAGTCAGCGATTTCTGAAATTCGTTCAGCGTTAGGTTTTTGAGATTTCAACTTATAGAGTGTATTTCTGCTATAACCTAAATCTTCTTCTAATTTTGTAAGAGAAATCCCATGGTTATCAGCAAGTTCTTTAATTTTTTCGTATGTCGGAAACATTGTTAAATCAACCTTTCTGAAGCATAACAAAAAATATTTCAACTTTTTAGGTGAAATTAGTTGACATATCACCTTATTGGGTGTAAAATAGTTTTTGTAAGTTGATGAGTTAGTAAAAAACGAAGTTAAAACTTATCTAAAAATAAAATAGCTTTGGCGAGCGAATAAGTTGATAGATATTGTTTTATCAAGTCTTTTAATTATGTTTTCATTTTAACCTTTTGGGTGAAATATGTCAAGTAATATATAAAAATTCTAACTCATTTTCTTACTTTTTGAAGAAAGGAGGGACGCTTATGCCAAACATGGATGGTGGACGTCAAAAAATCAGAGATTATCTGAAAGAACACAACTTGACGATGGCGACGCTAGCAGTACAGTATAGCATGGCTCGTCAGGATGTAACAAATATCCTGAATGGTAAGCTGAAAAATCCACAAGCAAATCAGTTCATTGCTCGGGTTATTGAAGATTTTAAAATTCGCTAATACAAAAAGCGCCTAACAAAAGTCAGGCGCTCGACAAAATATTCATCTAAATTATATCACGAAAGGAGCAAAAATGGAAACAGTTGAAATTGTAAGAATTAAAGATGTGATCATCGAAAAGGTTTCGGCTAATGATAAAGAATTAGAACACATCTTCGGATGCTCAAAACGACAAGCAGGAGACATGAGACGAGAGATGAAGAAGCTACCTAGCCAACAGAGACATCTTAGAAATGATGGCCAGCTTGTCACAATCAAAGGTTTTGACGAATATCTGCAATATCGTGGGACTCAAGCATGGGAGAAAGAAATGAAAAAAAGCAAGAAAATGAGGTCAGTCGGATGAACTTTTTAACAAAAATAAAAAACTGGTTGGGAAAAGAAATAAATACTGAGTGGAGAATCGTAGCTTTGGATTTGAACCGTGAATTGATTGAAACACAAGAAAAACTTCAAAATGCCAATCAGCGTATTGCTGATCTTGAAAAAATTGTGGCAATCTACAAAGAAAAGGAGAATGCAAAATGATGGAATACATTTACCTGGTAACAATCGTAGGAATCAGTCTGTGGTCACTAGTAAATAAACTAGATGACCACGCTGAAATGAAGCAGAAAGAACGCCAGCTGATGGCAAGCAATGTCGCACGCATGAATCTGAGAAGCTCAGATAAGCAATTCACTTATGATGTAGAGCCACCTGTAGGACTAGTTAAGGAGTAGAAAGATGAATAGAAAATATAAAACTAAAGGAACACAAGAACCAACACCACGTATTAGAGTAGCTCGCGAACACTATGAACGTATTATAGATCTCGCAGATGAGTGTGATATGAAATTGATTGACGTTTTAAACCAGTTGCTTGATTTCGCTCTTGAACATGCTGAAATCGAAGAAATTCAAATACCTGTCAAATCTTTAAGAGTCGGAGGAGAAAAAGATGGTGACGATTAATAAATTAGAAGTCGAAAACGTCAAGCGCGTGAAGGCGGTCAAACTAGAGCCGTCAGCGACTGGTTTGACAATTGTTGGCGGAAACAACAACCAAGGTAAAACAAGCGTGCTGGACGCGATTGCTTGGGCGTTAGGAGGTAATAAGTACAAACCTAGCCAAGCGCAACGTGAAGGCAGCACAATCCCACCTAGCTTAAAAATCACGCTGTCAAATGGCCTGATTGTGGAGCGTAGCGGAAAGAATAGCACTCTCAAGGTCATTGACCCAAGTGGCAACAAGGCTGGTCAAAACTTGCTGGATAGCTTCGTGGAAGAACTGGCTATCAACTTGCCAAAATTCATGGAACAAACTAGCAAAGAAAAAGCGAAGACATTGCTGCAAATCATCGGAGTCGGTCCGCAGTTGGCTGAACTGGAGATGCAGGAAAAGGCCAAATATGACGAGCGCCATGCAATCGGTGTGATTGCTGACCAAAAGGAAAAATTTGCGAAAGAGCAACCTTACTATCCGGATGCTCCAAAAGAGTTGGTCTCTATCGCTGAACTTATCCAACAGCAACAAGAAATTTTAGGGCGGAATGGCGAGAATGCTCGTAAACGTCAAAATTTAACAAGAATCGAAAACGAATATCAAGGGGCGCTTGCAGACGTCGAACGACTTAGCAAAATGCTAGAAGAAGCTCGAGAGAAAGAGCAAGGGCTAGCGCAGGACCTTGATATTGCACGCAAAGATACGCAAGAGTTGATAGATGAATCAACGCAAGAGATTGAAGACAGTATCGCGAATATCGAGCAAATCAACCTCAAAGTTCGAGCGAATTTTGACAAAGACAAGGCGGAAGAAGATGCGAAAGGCTATCGTGAACAGTACAAGGAACTGGATAATGTGATTGCGGAGATCCGCAAACAGAAGACGGATTTGCTCACAAATGCAGACTTGCCGTTGCCTGGTTTGTCTGTGGATGATGGAGAATTGCTCTATCTTGGCCAGCGCTGGGATAACATGTCTGGTAGCCAGCAATTACAAGTAGCGACTGCAATTGTGCGTAAATTGAAACCAGAATGTGGATTTGTGCTTATTGATAAGCTGGAGCAAATGGATCAGTTGACTTTACAAGAATTTGGTTCATGGCTTGAGCAGGAAGGATTGCAAGCTATTGCAACTAGAGTCTCAACGGGAGATGAATGTAGCATCCTGATTGAGGACGGGTATAGCGTGAAGCCGGAAAGCTTTACATCTGCTGCTCAAAACGGTTTAGTGAGTGGCGCAGCAAACGCTGCAGCATCTGCTACATGGCAAGGAGGATTTTAAAACATGCAAATCACAAGAGGAAAACGGGCACGAGCTCAAAAGGTAGTTATCTATGGTCCTGAAGGAATCGGCAAGTCCACGTTTGCAGCCGAATTTCCAAACGCTGTCTTCATTGACACAGAAGGTTCAACCGATAACATGGATGTGGCGCGGTTAGACAAACCAACAAGCTGGACTATGCTGATCAATGAGATTGCTTTTATCAAAGCTAATCCGACAAAATGTGGGACACTCGTCATCGACACAATCGACTGGGCAGAAGCTTTGGCAGTTAATTACATCTGTTCGCAACACGGTAAACAAGGGATCGAAGATTTTGGCTGGGGCAAAGGTTACACTTATGTACAAGAAGAAATGGGACGTTTCTTGAATAGCTTGTCTGATTTGGTTGATATGGGGATTAACGTGGTATTGACTGCGCACGCTCAAATCAAAAAATTTGAGCAACCAGACGAGATGGGTTCTTATGACCGATACGAACTGAAGCTTGGGCAAAAGACTGGCTCTAAAACGGCACCACTCGTCAAGGAATGGGCAGATATGGTTTTATTCGCCAATTACAAGACCATAGTCATGACGTCCGAGAACGGCAAGAAGAAAGCCCAAGGCGGTGAACGTGTGATGTATACCAATCATCGACCAGCTTGGGATGCCAAGAACCGACATGGGTTGCCAGACAAGTTGCCGTTCAATTATGTCAGTATTGCTCATATCTTTGCCAGTCAGCAAGTGCATACACAACAGCCACAACCGCAGACATTCGCTCCAGAACCTCAGCAGACTGTTCAGCAAGCTCCTGAGCAAGTTCAAGAAGAACTGCCTCTCGATATGTCGCAGGTAGCTGAAAAGCCTCAAAATGAAGCTCCTAGCACACCACAAACACCACATGCGCAATATCACACGAGCTTGCCAAAGAGTTTGACGGACCTCATGTCCCAAAACAACGTGACAGAAGAAGAGCTTCAAAAAGTCGCATATATCCGTGGGCACTTCCCATTAGGAACACCGATTGAAAACTTCCCACCTGATTATTGGGATATGATTGTAGCACATTGGCAGGCTACTATGGAAGTTATTCAAAATCAGGTTCGAGCAGACCCTGAACTGCCCTTCACGATGTAGATTTTGGGAATTAGAAATCATAGCAAAATACAATAAGGAGTATCTATGAAAGATAAAACTATTAAAATTGATTTGTCAAAAATTGCAAATACAGCCCTACAAGAAAAGGTTGACAAAGAACTTGAAAAAGTCCTTGAGAACATTCTGGATCTCAATACAGAAGCCAAAGCAACCCGTAAAGTTACTATCACACTAACGATGTCAACAGACGATGAACGTACAGTCGTTAAGACAGGCATGGAAGTCAAATCTACTTTGGCACCGCAGAAAGGTGTCGCAACAACCGTAATTGTCGGTCGTGATGACACTGGTAAAATTCACGCAAACGAGCTCAAAAGTGGCATCCCTGGCCAGACTTACTTTGATGACAACGGAGATATGCGGACCGACGTTGGTGAACTCATCGAAAAAGTGGAACAACAAGAAAAATCTAAAATCATTGATTACAATCAAAAGAAAGCAGGTAACTAACCATGACAGAAAATATTAAAGATGCATTATCATACGCAGTCGAACTAGCGGGTAAAGAAAACAAAATCATTCGTTCAGAAACTGGGAAGGAATATTTTGACAGCGATGAATATGACTTACAGGAACTTAACCCTCGTAAGTACGCACCTATCCTTGAACTTCAGACACTCAAGAGTCTTGTTGACTATCTCAAATCAGATAACGATTTCATCAGTGATCGTAAACTTGTAGTTGTCGTGGACAGTTTCCAAAAAGTATCTGTATATGATCAAGTTGATTTCGAAAATGGCAAACGTCCTCAGCTCGTATCTGTAAAAGCAACCGTTCCAGTTATTCCTTTTAGCAATTGGCGCGACCAGGAAGAATTCAATATTATGCTGCAGTCTATGTTCATCGATGATGCAGATCGCAATTTGGTTCTGGATTTTGCTAGTCACTTAAAAATCGAAAAAGGGGCAGATGCTCAGGATAACGGCGTTACACAAACGGTGACTGTTCGTGATGGTATAGCAAGTTTAGCACAAGCTAAAACACCAAATCCAGTAACCTTACGACCATATCGTACCTTCAACGAAGTAGAACAACCAGCAAGTCAGTTTGTATTCAGAGTTAACAAATCTGCGAATCTCGCGCTTTTTGAAGCAGATGGTGGTAAATGGAAATTAGATGCTGTTAAAAACATCTCGGATTATTTAAAAAATGAACTTGCTAGCAACAAAAAAATTACTATTTTAGCTTAAAGGGGAAAACAACATGACACAACAACAATACAACAACTTTGATCACGAAATTGGTTGGGAAGACACTATCGAAAAAGACTCGGACCGTGTCCTATTGCCTGACGGATTGTACTATTTTACAGTCGTTGGCATGGAACGTACACGCCACACGCCGAATCCGCAAAATCCCGGTAAATTGCCAGCATGTAACAAGGCTATCGTCAGCCTCAAAATCGTAGCTAACGAAGGTGAAACTGAACTGCGCCACAACTTATTCCTGTACAGCTCTACTGAAGGCATGTTATCTGCTTTCTTTGCTGCAATTGGCCAGAAGAAAAAAGGCGAACCACTTCGCATGAACTGGAATACCATTATCGGTGCAACAGGAGTATGTAAAGTCGGAACCCGACAGTACAATAACAACAATTACAATGAAGTCAAATCCATGCTCTACCCTGAAGACGTGGACTATACAAAAGTGTTGAACCAACAACCTGGGCAAGCAACACAAACAAGCTACCAGCAACCACAGCAGCCGAATTTTGCGCAACAACCACAAGGACAAGCTGGATACCAAGCTGGTCAATTCTAGGAGGTAAGGGATGCAATTAAGACCTTATCAACAGGAAGCACGGGAGGCTGTTCAAGCTGAATGGGCTAAAGGTCGCAAGCGCACGCTCTTAGTATTGCCAACAGGATGCGGAAAGACGATTGTCTTTTCCAAAATCATTGAAGACCAAGTGAAAGAGGGCAAGCGCGTGCTTGTCCTTGCTCATAGGTCTGAGTTGCTGGAGCAGGCTAGCGATAAGCTCAAAACTGCAACAGGTCTTGGCACAGCCTTAGAAAAAGCAGAGAATACTTCTATCGGTTCATGGTATCGCGTCGTCGTTGGATCAGTTCAGACCATGCAGAGAGAGAAGCGACTTAGTCAATTTCCTCCTGATTGGTTCGATACGATTGTGGTCGATGAAGCTCATCACGCTATTTCGGATGGTTATCAACGTGTGCTTGGTTATTTTGAACAGTCGAATGTATTAGGAGTAACTGCCACACCAGACCGTGGAGATATGAAGAACCTAGGCTCTTACTTCGATAGCTTAGCTTATGAGTATTCGCTAGTCCAAGCTATCCAAGAAGGCTACTTGTCTAAAATCAAGGCTTTGACAATTCCGCTCAGTTTGGATTTATCAAATGTCAGCATGTCGGCAGGCGATTTCAAGGCGAGCGATGTCGGAACGGCACTGGATCCATACCTGGAGCAGATAGCTGACGAAATGGCCAAGCAATGCGCAGACCGCAAGACAGTTGTATTCTTGCCATTGGTAAAGACCTCGCAGAAGTTTCGCGATATCCTAAACGCAAAAGGTTTTCGCGCTGCTGAAGTCAATGGAGAGTCCAAGGATCGTGCGGAGGTTTTAGAGGACTTTGAGAATGACCGCTACAACGTTCTTTGTAATTCCATGCTTCTAACAGAAGGATGGGATTGTCCGTCAGTAGACTGCGTAGTCGTGCTACGACCTACTAAGGTGCGTGCCCTTTACTCACAGATGGTAGGGCGTGGGACTCGCTTGCACCCGGGCAAGGAAGAACTACTCTTACTGGATTTTCTCTGGCACACTGAACGTCACGAGCTATGCCGGCCAGCACACTTAATATGTGAGACTCCAGAAGTCGCTCAGAAAATGGTTGAGAACATGGAAGAGCAAACCGGAGTCATGCTTGACCTTGAAGATATGGAAGTAAAAGCGGCTGAGGATGTCGTCGCTCAACGTGAGGAAGCTTTAGCCAAACAACTTGCAGAAATGCGCAAACGCAAGCGCAAGTTAGTAGATCCATTACAATTCGAAATGTCTATCCATGCTGAAGACTTGTCGAGTTATGTCCCAAGCTTCGGTTATGAAATGGCGCCACCTTCAGAAAAACAAATCAAAGCGCTTGAGAAGTATGGTATCTTTGCTGACGAAATTGGAAATGCAGGAAAGGCTGCATTATATTTAGACAGATTGCACAAACGCCAATCTGAAGGCTTGACTACGCCGAAGCAAATTCGCTTCCTGGAAGGTCGCGGCTTCAAAGATGTGGGAATGTGGCAATTTGACCAAGCGAGAAATATGATTGATCGTATCGCAGCAAACGGCTGGCGATTGCCAGCAGGCGTGCGACCGGCTGAATATGTACCGGGGTGATGTA